ACAAAGGCAATCCGTGTATTATGGACTTTAAACAGACTAACAAGCCTAAGAAGCTAGAATATGTACAAAACTACTTCTTACAGCTAGTAGCATACGCAGAAGCACACAACGAAATCTACGGCACTAACATACGTGAAGGACATATCTTTATGTGTAGTCGCGGAGATGACGGTATGATACTAGGCGGCGAAACATATCAACAGTTTGATGTATGGCCACACGAATACGACGAATGGCGCAACGAATGGTACAATAGGGTCTATACTTATTATGAAAAGCACGGATGAAGGATTTGTTTACATTTGGTATGATGCAAAAAACAAAATGTATTACATAGGAAAGCATCAAGGAAGTCCAAACGATAGTTATACTCATTCATCTACAGTGATGGAAAAGTTTAATAAAAATAATATACCAGAAGGTTTTAGACGTAGGATTATTTTCACCGGAACTAATCAGGAAATTGCCTTTGTTGAACACACATTTTTAAAGAATAGAAAAAAACGTTGCTGGAGTAGATATTATAATACCGGTCTTGGCGATCCAAGATATATAGATCAATCGGGACCTAACAACCATATGTATGGAAGGAAGTTAACCGAAGAAGAAAAAGAAGAAAAAAGACAAATTTCTTTACGTCTTTGGCGAACACCTATAGAAGAAGGTGGCCTAAAAGGTTATAAACAGAAACCTGAGACTATTGAAAAGATGCGTCAAACAAAAAAACGTAAATTTGCCAGCGGCGAATTAGTTCCTTTTATGAAGGGTAAAAAGCAATCAAAAGAAACTATTGCTAAGGTAATAGCATCACGTGCAAAATTAAATGACGGTGCCGGCTTCAAACATAATCAAGAAACTAAAAAGAAAATGAGCAAAGCTCGTAGCGGATCTGGTAACGCTAATTGGAAAGGCGGGATTAATAGTGACCCTGTACACAAAGCTACCGTTCGCAGAGAGCGTATGAAAGATCCTATAAAGAGAAAAGAGTATAATAAAAAGCATTCTGATTATATGAACAAAAGGAAAGGTTGGACGGAAGAAAGATATAAGCAATTATTTGACTTGTACAAATTAAATCTGTCTAATGACCAGATAGCAGAGCATATGGGTATTACTCGCCAGTCTGTAGTTTCACAGTTAAAGAATCATTTTAACTTAATTAACGGATAAATATAATATAATAACGTAGGAGACTTACAAGTGGCTGTTGTACAAATATCACGAATACAAGTTAGACGAGGTAAAAAAGGTGAAACAAATCTACCTCAATTAGCTTCAGGTGAACTAGGATGGGCAATAGACTCACAGGAACTTTATATTGGTAACGGTTCAGTAAGCGAAGGTGCACCACAAGTTGGCAATACAAAAATTCTTACTTCAGCTGATAATATCTTTGATATCTCAGATCAGTATGAATATAGAAAGAATGAGTCTATTATTCAAACTGGTGCTACTGCAAGATCGCCTGTTAGAAAAACACTACAGCAAAGATTAGATGATGAAGTTTATGTTTCAAACTTTGGCGCAATAAACGATGTTAGTGTTATACAAACGGCTGCACTACAACGTGCAATTGATAACTTATTCTTAAACACTAAAACAACACCTGAAAACAGACGCATTATTAAACTTGCTCCCGGCTTGTACAAAATTGACTCAAGCCTTAAAATACCACCTTACACAACACTAGTTGGTTCTGGAAAAGATAAAACAATTATCGAACAAACAGCAAACTCGCCGATCTTTGTTACAGTAAACGGTTCAAGTACTGTTGGTAACTATGATGAAACTAGCGGGTTAAGTGCGTCAAATCAAGCAAAGTATATTTCTATATCAGGAATGACATTAAGATACGAAAATGCAGTTTCAAATATTTACAATACTGCTATCGATCTTCAAAGTGTTGAAGATGGACACTTTTTTGATTTAAAATTAAAAGGCTACTGGGACGGAGATGGAATCCAATCAAACTCAATAGGTATTAATATTAAGAGCTTTAGTGGCGCAGTTAGATCAAAAAGAAATTTATTTGAGAACATTGATATTGAAGGATTTGCATACGGTGTAAACAGTTCTTTTGACATTGAAGATAACACTTTTAGAGACATTACATTTTCAACTTTACTTAACGGTGTGCGTTTAGGTAATAATATGCCGGTAGTAGACTATACTGACGCCGCTGACCTTGCTGATAAATTAGGTGACGGTGTTGCATACGGTCCTAACAATACACTATTTGAAAATTGTACATTTAAAGAAGTATTCGAGCAGGGCTTTATTGTTAATAAAGGTACAGCAAATACTTCTAAGCGAAATAAGTATTTTGATGTTGGTAATGCAGGCGGCACAAGTGCAACTGCAACATCAAGTATTATAAAGTTTGATACTATAGGTAACGAAACGATTGAAGATTGGTTTGAAAGAACATATGACTTAGGTTACAATCAAGATTATGTTAATGTTACTAACGTTAATAGTAATAACTCAAACTTAGATTTAGATGGTCCGAAATATATTCCAGAAGTTGAAGGGTTATTTCATTATAGCCAAAGTTTTGTTCACAGTATTGTACCAATTAGTACAAATGGAAACTGGGTAACAGGATTTAGACTTCCGGCAAATCAATCAAGATCATTTGAAATACCTTACCAGTACAATTCGACACAGGTAAACGGTACAAGACGGGGCACTCTTTACATATTAATTGATAAAGAAAATGATGAAATATCTGTAACTGATGATTTTGAGTTCATAGGTTTAGATAATGGCATAAATGGCAACGCAATTAACTTGACATTTAGAGGAAAACTTGTTAATATAACTAGTGGAGACGCAAGTGATACAACAGTAGAAACTGCATATATTGAATTTAAAAATGCAACTACTGAAAGCTCATTAACACCTCCAAGTTTAACATACACTATAACGTCAAGGTCTTAATGTATAACAAAAAATATGAAGAAAGGTTAGCCGCCTGGAGTGAGTTTAGGTCTTCTCTTGAGGATTCTAAAACTCCATTTTTAGATGTAGTAGAGTTTTACGCTTCTGCACCTAAAACTAGATATGCTGTCGATCCCTGGGGACAAAGTACTTGGCCCGATCCTTGGCAGTTATTAGAAGAGAATCTCTACTGTGAGTTCTCTGTCGTATTAGGAATGTGTTTTTCACTACAGTTAACAGACAAGTTTAGTGGTAGTAATTTTGAGATACATATCAGTACAAACAATAAAAAGGCAGAAACACATTATCTGTTATTTGTAGATGACATATGCGTTAACTATAAAGATGGTGTTATTTCAAAGGAGAACTTGCCTGATGCATTATATTCGCAATCGATTTATTCGATGCCAGTGCTTCAATAAATACTCCGTAAATGAAAATAGAAACAATTAATTTAGAGACGAGGAGTCAACATATGTCTAACGGTATTCACATCGTAAAACGATCCGGCGGCGCTGAGCCAATTAACATCAACAAAATACACAAAGTAGTAGAACACGCTTGTGAAGGGTTAGCCGGGGTTAGTAGTAGTCAAATTGAAATGAATGCTAACTTACAGTTTTATGACGGTATGAGTACTAGTGAAATTCAAGAAGTATTAGTACGTTCAGCTAACGATCTTATTTCATTAGATAATCCAAACTATCAATATGCGGCAGCAAGATTATTAACTTACGGACTATACAAGCAAGTATTTGGAGAGTTTTCAGCATTACCATTTAAGGATATAATTAATTTAAATATTGAACGTGGTCTTTATGATTCAGCAATACTTGAATCTTACACTGAAGAAGAAATTGAAACTTTAGATAGCTATATTCGTCACAAGCGTGATGAAAACTTTACCTATGCCGGTATGCGACAAGTAGTTGACAAATACCTTGTACAAGATCGTTCGTCAGGTGAAATTTTTGAAACACCACAATATATGTATATGATGATTGCCGCAACATTATTTGCTAATTATCCGTCAGAAACACGTATGCATTATGTAAGGAGATATTACGATGCGACCTCACTTTTTAAAGTCAACATACCAACACCAGTTATGGCAGGCGTCAGGACCCCTGTACGCCAGTTTGCAAGTTGTGTACTTGTTGACAGTGATGATACTCTTGACAGCATTTTTGCTAGTGATATGGCTATCGGCAGGTATACTGCTCAACGTGCGGGGATTGGCATTAACGCTGGACGCATACGTGGCGTCAATGCGAAAATACGTGGTGGCGAAGTGGCGCACACTGGTATTGTTCCTTTCCTAAAGAAGTTTGAATCAACAGTACGTTGTTGTACGCAAAATGGTGTGCGTGGCGGCAGTGCTACTACACACTTCCCGTTTTGGCATCAAGAGATTGAAGACATCCTTGTACTAAAGAATAACAAAGGTACAGAGGACAACAGAGTACGTAAACTAGACTACAGTATACAGTTAAACAAAACTATGTATGAAAGGTTGTTATCTGGCGGTGATATAACTCTTTTCTCGCCGCACGATGTACCAGGATTATATGAAGCATATTTTGGCGATGCAGACAAGTTTAAAGAAATGTATGAAAAATACGAACGTGCTACAAGTATTAAGAAGAAAAAAGTATCAGCAATGGATCTATTCTCAGCGTTAGTAAAAGAACGTGCAGAGACAGGGCGTATATACATTATGAATGTTGATCATTGTAATACACACAGTTCGTTTAAAGACAAAGTTTATATGAGTAACTTGTGTCAAGAGATTACCCTTCCAACTAAGCCGCTTAATCATATTGATGATCCAGATGGCGAAATTGCATTGTGTATCCTTAGTGCTATTAATGTAGGATTGATTAGACAGTTAGACGACTTAGAAGAATTATGTGAATTAGCAGTTAGAGCATTAGAGGAAATAATTGACTACCAGCGTTACCCAATTAAAGCGGCTGAAATTAGTACTAAAGCAAGACGTAGTTTAGGAGTAGGCTATATTGGTTTAGCACATTATCTTGCGAAAAACAAAACAAAATATGAAGACCCAGAAAGCTGGAAAGCAGTACACGATCTAACAGAAGCATTTCAATACTACTTGTTAAAAGCAAGTAACAAACTTGCACAAGAGCGTGGTGCTTGCGAGTACTTCGAACGTACTAAATACTCAGACGGCATCCTTCCTATTGACACATATAAGAGTGATGTCGATACGATTGTGGAGAATACGCTAAACTATGATTGGGAGGCTTTACGAGTACAGATTAGGGAACACGGGCTACGGCACAGCACATTGTCCGCACAGATGCCTTCGGAGAGCAGTTCCGTTGTGTCGAACGCTACCAACGGAATCGAACCTCCTAGAGGTTACTTGTCCGTTAAGAAAAGCAAAAAAGGGCCTCTTAAGCAGATTGTTCCACAGTATCAAACACTAAAGAATCACTATAGTTTACTATGGGATATGCCAAGTAACGAAGGATATATTAACATTGTTGCAGTTATGCAAAAGTTCTTTGATCAAGCAATTAGTGGCAACTGGAGTTATAATCCTACGCAATATCCAGATAACGAAGTTCCAATGAGTGTTATGATTAGTGACTTATTAAACACGTATAAGTTTGGTTGGAAAACAAGTTATTATCAAAACACTTACGATTACAAGCAAGATCCAAGTGAGATAGAAGAAGAAAAACAAGTAGAGTTAGCACCAGGTGAGATAGACGAAGGTGAAGAATGTGAGGCGTGTGCAATTTAGTGGTTGACAAAACCTACTAGATACGCTAGTATAAAAGAGCACAGACAGAGGAAATAAAAAAGATGGCAAAGACAGTTTTTAACAAAGAAAAGGTGGATTTCACCAAACAAAATATGTTCTTCGGAGCAGACCAAAACACACAGAGATATGATGTATTCAAATTTCCTGTGTTTGACAAACTTAATCAAACTATGCTTGGTTATTTTTGGAGACCAGAAGAAGTAAGTCTACAAAAAGACCGTGCTGACTTTGCTAACTTCCGTCCAGAGCAGAAGCACATTTTTACTTCCAATCTAAAATATCAAACACTACTTGATAGTGTCCAAGGACGTGGTCCGTGTCTAGCATTTTTGCCACACGTATCCTTACCTGAACTAGAAGGTTGCATTGTTACTTGGGATTTCTTTGAAACAATCCACTCACGTAGCTACACACACATTATGAAGAATGTGTACGCTGACCCGTCAGAAGTGTTTGATACTATCTTAGATGATGAAAAGATCATTGCTAGAGCAACAAGTGTAACTAAACATTACGATGCCTTTAATGATGCAGTAGACGCATTTCAGCATCGCGGCGAAGGCAATATGCACGAAGTTAAGAAGAAACTATATCTTGCAATGCAGACAGTAAATATCTTAGAAGGCTTGCGTTTTTATGTAAGTTTTGCGTGTACGTTTGCTTTTGGCGAACTAAAACTAATGGAAGGATCTGCAAAGATTATTTCATTAATTGCTCGCGATGAAGCACAACACCTAGCACTAAGTACACACGTATTAAAGTTATGGGCTCAAGGCAAAGACGATCCAGAGATGAAGAAGATTGCTAAAGAGTGCGAAGAAGAAGTATACAACTTATGGCGTGAATGTGTTGCAGAAGAAAAAGATTGGGCTAACTATCTATTTAAAGATGGTTCAATGATTGGACTTAATGATACATTGTTACATCAGTACGTAGAGTACATTGCTAACAGACGACTCAAGGCGCTGGGAATGGATGCTATATTTGACGCCCCAGTAAATACTAACCCGCTACCGTGGACACAGCATTGGTTGTCTAGCTCAGGATTGCAAGTTGCACCTCAAGAGACAGAAGTTGAAAGCTATATCGTTGGTGGCATTAAACAAGATGTGAGTCAAGACTCATTAAAAGGATTCAGTTTATAATGATTGAAATTTATGGAAAACCACAATGTCCTTACTGCGATAAAGCAAAAGCAATTTGCGAAATGCGTCAGTTAGAGTATACGTACAAAACACTCGGCACCGATTATACTAAGGAAGAACTGTTAGAAAACTTTCCAGGTGCCCGTACAGTGCCACAGATCCGTATTAACGGAACAGCAATTGGCGGCTACGATCAGTTTAGTACATACTTAGAAGAAACCGGCTATAATGGCACGGGACACACACTTTAGAGATAAAAAAATATGTTATTAGAAACACCATACAAAATTGGAGACACAGTCTCTTTTAAGTTAACTTCAGGAGAAGAATTAGTAGCTCGCCTGGAAGAAGAAACCGATAAAACATTTAAACTGCATAAGCCAATGGTTCTTATTGCACAGCAACAAGGACTAGGTTTAGCACCGTTTATGTTTGGTGTATCACCTGATGCAAAATTTGTTCTACAAGCACACGCAGTAAGTTGTGTTGCTAAAACAGAAACAGAAATTGCAAAACAGTATACATCACAAACTACTGGTATAGCACTAAGTTAACAGCTCGCTCGTCTAGTCCGATAAATACTACAAAGGATTGTAGTATGATTAGACGCGGTGCTCCATTTGACACAAATAACTTCTTTAATATTCCGCCACTTGATGCCGGAGAACTTAATCCCGGTTATGTATCAAAAGTTGCAAGGATTGATGGCCAGGCGTTAAGCCACACGCCGGCGAATTACTTTGACGGTGGATCTATACCATTACAAGGTACCGCATCATACGATCCAAGCATTACATACGGACCAGACAGTCCGCTAATAGAGGATTAATAGATGTCAGATCCAGAACACGGTAGTATACTTGTTAGGCGTGGCCCAACAGCTGATAGAAAAACTTTTACGCCACTTAATGGCGAAGTCATCTATGATACCGAAAACGATCAATTATATATAGGTGATAGCGAAACAGTAGGGGGCAAGCCTGCATTTGGCGATAAAATAAAAGTCGATGATGAAGGCAATCTAACAGAACTAACCTTACAAGGCACAGCGGAAAGACCTAGTGCATCAAGTGGCCTTTTTAGATATAACACAGCAACACAAAGTTTAGAATATTCAGATGGCTCAGATTATTATCTAGTAGCAAGCACACCTTTTCAAACAAGTACTAATGTATTATTTGTTTCTCCTAACGGGCGTGATGATAATATATTTGGAGTTAAAAGAGGACGCACTCCAGGAACAGCATTTGCCAGTATAAACGCTGCCTGTAGAGAAGCTGAACGTGTAATTAATAGAGCTTCAAAAGGATTAGGACCATACCAAAAATGGATCACATACGATAGTCAAGTACAACAACAGCGTTCGTATATTGTATCAATTGGCGATGTTGATGATTTTAAAGATATTGCAATATTTAAAGGTGCTAGTGAATTAGATGCTCGAACTGAACTTCGTAGTGGATTTAGAGTAATTGGTCAAACTAGTGGCGCTGTAGGTATTATTGAAGAATATAATATTAATGCAGGACAAACTGCTGATCAGTTAATTATAAAAGTTGAAGAAGGTACATTTGTAACTAACGAACAATTGAAGTTTGGTAATCCAATTCCAGGTGTTCCGTATAGTGAGTACCAAGCATCTGGTACAGAATATCCCGAAATAACAATTAGAGTTGAAAGTGGCGTTTACTTT